GCTGCTGCATCAGCCTATGTTAATGAACATTTAACAATGAAGTTTAGAGATCAAGTGGAACAAGAAATGGGTATAGAGCTACCACCTCTTGGTGAGCCATTACCAGCAGATGTTGAAAAACGTATTTCTGAGCTTGTTGCAGAAGCAGCATCTAGAGTTACACAAAACGCTATGATGCAAGCAGAACAAGAAAGAATAAATGAACAAATGCAAGACCCATTAATACAAGCTAAACAAGCAGAGATAGCTATTAAAGAAGCAGAAGTACAACGTAAGGCACAAGCAGATGCAGCACGTTTACAATTAGCAGCACAAAAACAACAAGATCAAAAAGAACTTGAAGAAAGAAGAATTAGTTCACAAGAACAAATTGCAGGTGCTAATATTGGTCAGAAGATTGCTAGCGATTTGCTAGATAGTAACTTGCAAAATAAAAAACAAGCAGCAAAAGAATTTAAAGAAGGTGTTGACATAGCTAAAGATATAGTTAAAGATATCAATACGAATGACTAATGACATCAAAGAGCTATCACTTTTTGAATATTTGCAAAAAAAATATAGAGATGCTTTGAATGAACACGCAGATCATATTGCTACAGGAAACTGTAAAGATTTTGCAGAGTATAAAAGATTGACTGGTGTCATCGAGGGTTTAGCCCTTGCAGAACGAGAACTTTTAGATTGGATAGAAAGGAACGTTAAAGAAGAATAGGAACTCGACTCCTAAATGTCGTGCAAAAATATGAGTAAAGAAAAAAAAATACCTCAACCAGAAAGCGTAAAAAAGCCAGAAGTAGATAAAGAAACTAAAAAACAATTACCTGATCCAAAAGGATATAGAATTTTAGTTGCTATGCCGAAAGCAGAAGAAGTTACAGATGGTGGAATCATTAAAGCATCTAGCACTATCAGAGATGAAGAAGTAAGTAATATCTGTGGATTTGTACTTGAACTTGGTCCTGATGCATACGCTGATGAAAGAAGGTTTCCAAGTGGACCTTATTGTAAAAAAGGTGATTGGGTAATATTTCGTGCTTATTCAGGCACTAGAATGAAAATGTATGGACAAGAGTTTCGTTTAATAAATGATGATACTGTGGAAGCAGTTGTCGAAGACCCTACAGGAGTAGTTAGAGCATGAATGATCAAGTAAATGAAAAAATTGAAACTGAATTTGTTCAAAATGAAGATGGACAAATAAAACCACAAACAAACGAAGATAAGTTTTTTGGTGTTAAAACAGAAATTAAAAAACCAAATCCAGAAGAAGATTTTAAAATTGAAGTTATTGATGACACTCCAGAAGAGGATAGAAGACCTCCCAAACAAGAAACACCAGAAGCACCTATAGATGATGATTCTATAGATGCTGAAATTACTGAATACAGTAAACGTGCTGGTGATCGTATAAATAAAATTAAATACGAATATCACGAAGAGAGAAGGGCTAAAGAAGCTGCTGAAAGACAAGCTAGAGAAGCCACAAATACGCTTAAAAATCTTATGACTGAGAATGAAAGATTACAAGCAATGGTTAATCAAGGTGGTGAAGTTCTTAATAAACAAGCATATAACAATGCTTTATGGGCAAAACAAAATGCTCAAGCTAAATATAAAAAAGCATATGAAGAAGGTGATGCAGATGCTATGGCACTTGCTCAAGAAGAAATATCTAGAGCAGTATTAGCAGAACAAAGTGCAGGAAGATATGCAGAATCAGTGCAATCACAATTTGCACAACAGTTTCAAACACAACAACCACAGGTTCAACCTGTGCAAGAACAACAGCTTGATCCAGAAATGCAAGCATGGTCAGCTAAAAACCCTTGGTTTATGAATAATAGTAATGCAAAGCATAGAGAAATGACTTCTTATGCTTTAACTCTTGATCAAAGATTGCAAAACAAAGGCATAGACCCAGAAAATAATTCAAAAGAGTATTACGCAGAAATAGATAAAGAATTGCGTAGTGCATATCCAGATTTTTTTGGTGTTCAACCTTCAATAGATATTGAAGAAGAAAACCAAACTAGACAACCTTCAAACGTTGTTGCACCAGCATCGAGGTCGACTGGTGGTAAAACTAACCCTCGCAGTATACGATTGACTCAGACGCAAGTTAAATTAGCACGTCAACTTGGAATTAGTCCAGAGCAATACGCAAAACAATTACTAAAGGAGACTTAAATGTCAGACGAAAATAATATAAATAAAGAAGTTGTAGAGACTTCTGAAGAACAAGTGCGTACCCCTAGGGGATCAGAAGATCGAGAGATTGTCCAGCGACCAGAAAGCTGGGAAAACCCATCTAACTTACCAAGTCCTAATCCTCAAGAAGGTTGGGTCTTCAGGTGGATAAGAACAAGTTTATTAGGTAACACTGATAATCCTAATGTTTCAAAAAAATTCAGAGAAGGTTGGATTCCTTGCAAGGCAGAAGATCATCCTGAGTTACATATTCACATGATGGACTACAAATCTGAATGGGCAGAGAAAGGAAATATTGAAGTTGGTGGGCAACTGTTATGCAAGATGCCAAAAGAGAAAGCGAAAGCTAGAGATGAGCACTTCCAAAGAATGGCTCAAACTCAAATGGAATCTGTTGATAACATATATTTTAAGGATCAAGATTCTAGAATGGCTACCAAACAAGTATTTGAACGAAAATCTCAAACAACTTTTGGTAAAAAGTCCTAGTTTCTTGTAATAGTAATTTTATAAACAGGAAAAATTATGGCAAGTTCAGCTACACCTATGGGTGCTAGACCTGTAAGTTCATTAGTATCTTGTGCATACAATGCGAAAATAACTCATTATAAAATCAAAAATGCATATGGAACATCCATATTCTATGGAGATTTTGTAAAGTGGGCAGATGACAATCCTAATACTACTATCCAAAAGGATACTGGTACAGCGACTCTAACCCCAATCGGTGTTTTCCTTGGATGTGCTTATACTGATCCTACAACAGGTCAATTCACCACAAATCAATATTTTCCAGCTTCAGTAGCTGCTGATGATATTGTTGCGTATGTTGCTTCTGATCCATTCGTGGTCATGCAGATGCAATCAGACGAATCACTTACTCAAGATGATTTGGGTAAAAATGTCGGAGTCGTTCAGACTGCTGGGTCAACTAACATTGGCACAAGTAGAAATGCGATTGATGGAAGTACAGCAAATACTACCAACACACTACCATTAAAGATTATCGACTTTGTTGATGGTCCTGATAGTGAAGTTGGAGACAGCTATACTGACGTATTGGTGATGTTCAACGTAGGACATCAATTACTTAACACAACAGGCATAGGCTAATAGGAGAATATTATGGCAGCTATTTCAAGAGCAAATGAGCTAAAACAACTCCTTCCAGGTCTTAACGCACTGTTTGGAGATGAGTACAATAATTACGAGAATGAGCATGAGCAAATCTATGTAACTGAAAATTCTGAGAGATCATTCGAAGAAGAACTCAAGTTATCAGGTTTCGCTGCTGCTCCAGTAAAAGATGAAGGTGCATCTATATCTTTTGATACAGCACAAGAATCTTTTGTAGCTCGTTACACACACGAAACTATTGCTTTAGGTTTCTCAGTTACTGAGGAAGCTATGGAAGATAATCTTTATGTAAGTTTATCTGCTAGGTATACTAAAGCATTAGCAAGAGCAATGGCTTACACTAAGCAAGTCAAATCAGCTTATCCACTTAATAATGGATTTACTAACTCTTTCCAATCTGGAGATGGTGTAAATTTATTTACAGCAAGTGGTGATGGTGTAACAGGTGGTGATGGTCATCCATTAGTATCTGGCGGTAAGAACTCTAACAGACCAGTCACTGGTGCTGACTTGAATGAAACATCTTTAGAAGATGCAGTAATTCAAATTAGTAAGTGGACTGATGAAAGAGGTCTTAAAATTGCAGCTAGACCTAAGAAGTTGATCGTTCCTACTGATCTACAATTCGTAGCTACACGTCTTCTTGACAGTGAGTACAGAGTTGGAACTGCTGACAATGACATCAATGCAATCAGAAACAATGGTGTGATTCCAGAAGGTTTCTCAGTTAATCATTATTTAACTGATACTAATGCCTTCTTTATCATTACTGATGTGCCTGATGGCATGAAGCACTTTGTCAGAAGTCCAATGACTACAAGCATGGATGGAGATTTTGATACTGGAAACGTAAGATATAAAGCAAGAGAAAGATATTCATTTGGAGTATCTGATCCGCTTGGTATCTGGGGTTCACCAGGCTCAAGCTAAAACTTTAAGGGGAGCTTTTGCTCCCCTTTTTTTCGTTCTAGGGATTTTTTAATTTGTCTATCAACTGCCCTAGCAGACTTGCCAAGATGATAGATATTTTCTTTTAGGAGAAAAAAATGGCTAATACAACTTTTACTGGAGCCGTAAGATCAGAAAATGGTTTCCAATCAATAACAAAAAATACAACTACAGGTGCAGTTACTGTAGAGGCAACTTATGACGTAAGACCTAATTTTAGAACAACTGTAGATAACTCAACACTTAATACTGGTGCTGCGGTTACAACTACACTTACTACAAGTCAGTCAGGAACTATCTTTGAAGTAGATGGAACTGATGATATTGTGGTAAATATGCCAGCTTTAAGCACAGATAATGTTGGTACTTCTTATGAGTTCTTTGTAACAACCGCAGTTGGTTCAGGAAAAACAGTTACATTTGTTTTACCTGGTGCTGGAGTTTCAAACTTCTTTGGTGCTTTACAACTTATGGGTGGTGCTGCTGCTAATCCAGCTTCTGATGTTGCAGGTGATACTTTAACTTTACCAGCAACTGTAGCTGTAAATGCTAGAGTAAAACTTACTTGTATCTCAGATGATGGCACTAACTCTACTTGGAAAGCAGAAACTCTATCTACTCCAATAGCAACTATTGCTTAATAGGAGAATACTATGAGTTTAACATCAGCAACAGATGTTCAAGCAGTATTCATTGAGGCTGATACTGATGCACTAGATGCAGATAGCATCAGCCAATCTCAAACACCATCAGGTGCAGGTAATTTAACCATTAATGGTGCAAAAGCCTCTGGTGGTGTTGCTACTTTTAATTCTGCTAGACAAGTAACAATTACTTCAGCAGGAGATGATCAAGCTAGAACATTTACAATAACAGGAACAGATGTTAATGGTTTTACAATTACTGAAGCAGTAACTGGTGCTGATACAGCAGCAGCAACAAGCACGAAACATTTTAAGACAGTAACTCAAATAGCAGTAGATGACGCTACTGCTGGTGCAGTTACGGCTGGTATGAATACATCTGCTATAGCAGTTATATTTGCAGGTCGTTCACGACTTAAAGGTGCTTTTATAGTTAATTCTTCTACAGCAGGAACTGTTTCTTTTAGAGATAGTTCAGATGCTGGAGAAAGTGGTACAACTAAATTGCAATTAGGAACTGTAGCTAGTCCAACTGCTGAAAGAGATGTAACCATTCCTGGTGAAGGTGTAGTATTTATAGATGGAATTTATATTCCATATACAGCAGGTACTACAATATTTACCAGTATTACAGCGTTCCACGCATAAAAAGGTATTATTATGAAATATATAATTGCAGAAAATGGAAACTTTCCTCCACAATATAATGTTTTAGAGGAAAGCGAAGATGGTATTTACAGAGTTGTTTTTGGACCAGACCCTGATTTAGAGGATGCTCAAAGAAAACACGCTGAATTATCTGGTATCACAAAAAGAGCTAAAAAAGAAGATGGCACATTTAAAGCAGATGATCCATCAACTCCAGATATAAATGAAGCATATGTTTCTGGTAAGAAACCTGTTAAAAAGAAAACTGTAAAAAAATCACCAGCTAAGAAAAAAACTGTAGCTAAGAAAAAAACAGTTAAGAAAAAATAGTGTTAGATAAGACTCTATTGATGAATGAACTTCGTCAATGGAGTCG